TTTGGAGATTGGTTTGAAATTCTTCTAGCTTCTCATGCTCAGTATTTCGGTTTGCAAGGTTTTGGGTAATAGTTTGAATTTCAGATTCAAGGTCTCTGATCTGTCTCTGATTGAGGCTAATCCGAGTATTGTTTTGAGAAATCTCATGGTTGAGTTTCGTAATCTCCTTAGAAAGTGCAATGAATTGACGCTCTCTCTCCTGTTCTATTTTTATAGTCTCTTCCAGGTCTTGATAACCTTTCTGGAGTTCCTTTGCCTTATTTTGAGCGTCTGTAATTCTATTTAACCGAAATGACTCTTCAATTGTTTGAGTGCATGTAGGGCATACCGAATTCTCAGTAAAAAACTTATGCTCTTTGGTAATTGCAGATACTTTCTGAGAAATTTTACCCTTTAAATTGTTAAGCTTTACTAACTTATCTCCAGCACCAACGACTTCATCTTGTTCTTTCGTAAACTTAAAAACATCCTCCTCAATCTTGGAAATCTCAGTCATGTAAACACCAACTTCACCATCTAACTTGGCAATCTTTTCTTGATTGGCATTTATATTGGCATTACCACGATTCTCAAGTTCTTCAATAAAATTCTTTTGCATCTGCTCCTTTTCTTTAAGGTTTTGTTTTTTCAGATCTAAAGACTTTATCTGTTCTTTTTGAATTCGAATTTTATCTTTTATAATACTATTCATTGCAGAAAAGATACGAATATCCAAAAGATCTTCGATAACTTCACGACGATTTGCAGTCGTGAGTTGCATGAATGGCACAAAAGTGCTGCTACCAAGAATCACAATCTGTGTAAAAGACTTATAGTTTACCTTGAGAATATTTTCTTCCAATATCTTTTGATTAGAACGATCATCTGCTTCTTTATGCAGTGGACTACCATTTACCTCAATATCAAAAACATTGGGTTTAATTCCACGTCTCACAAAATAATCACGATTGTTTACAGAAAATTCAATTTCAACCAGACAATCTTTCTCATTTACAGTATTTGGAAGTTGTGGTTTATTAATTTTACGGAATGGTTTATTAAACAAAACAAATGTCAAAGCGTCTAGAATGGTTGACTTACCAGCACCATTTGTTCCGATGATAAGGTTTGTATGATGTTGTTGAAAATCAACTTCAGTAAATTGATTGCCTGTGCTCAGGAAATTTTTCCAACGAATTTTTTTAAAAGTGATCATGATTTAGGAGGAATAACAATATCATTAGGAGTAATTACTGCGTACTTGTAATTATGTGCTTTACAAGTTTTAATTGCAAGTTCATCGTCAACTTCTACAACTTCCATTTCAGTTTCATATTCTGGATGATCTTCTAGCATCAGGGCATAACGAGTAGCATCATCTTCTTCCTCAAACATAAACAAGACTTTTTCACCATGTTCATCATGCACTGCATATGCTCCTTCGTCCTTTTTACCTTTGAGTGTTAGAAGGTACATTACTCTACTTCGCAAGCTTCTCTATAAATGTCTTGAAATATCCCTTTCACAATATTCTTGTCAATGCTAATCTCAGACTCTTCAATGTATCTATTCAATATGGTTAGGGTGTTTTCATCTTCAGAGATCTCAAAATCTTCACTTTCTTGAATCTCAAAATTTTCAATAATTTTAAGATCTTGAATACCAGCAGTATAAAGTTTATCAATAAACTTTTCAAAGTCTTTTGGTTTTGTCTTTTTACGAACAATCACTTTAACAACTTTGTTAGTATACTCCGTAGCATCAAACAATTGATAAGGAGTATCCTCATAATAAATGTTATAGAACAATTTATAAGGATTATTGATTGGAGTATGCGTGAGGGTTTCCGTATCAAAAATATGGAATCCACGATTATCATTTACATCCGTCCAAAACATCTCATAAGGATTTCCGAGATAGAAAACCTTTCCATTATCAGACCGAGTATGATAATGCCCAGAAAATACTTTTGAAAACTTATCAAAGATATCTGGTTTAAGACCATGATCTTCCATGATCAGATTCCTATTCACACGGAATCCTTGAAGTTCAAGATGACCCATGACAATCTTTGCTTTGGACTTTTTAATTTCTTTTAAAGTCTCATCATAATTTTCACTACAGATCCAAGGGAGAACCATAATGTCCAGTCCACCAACTTTAATAGTTTGTGGAGAACTATAAGTTTTAATGTTGGAATACGTCTGAAGAAGCAGACTCGGAGAGTTTACATTATTTGTGTTCTTATAATAGCAATCATGATTTCCAACAATCATGTGAACATCGTACTTTCGCAGATGTTCAAATACAACTCTCTTTGCCCACTCTAGACTTTGATAGTCAATAGACTTGCGACTATCAAAAGCATCACCCATATGAATGACTGCTTCTACCCCATGCTCCTCAAGAGCAGGGAAGAACACATTCTGATAGAAAAGTTCAAAGTAGTCATGTAGGAACTTGGATCCTTTCCTCGCCCCATAATGAGTGTCTGTAATGATCGCAATCTTCATCGATTGGTTTTGTACGTAATGTTGTCCTTGATCGTATTATAGTCCGAACTGCTGCCAGAAAGCAAGCTATCGTCAACCATCATTACCTCATCAAAACCTGTGCGTTCAATGATTTTGGTTTTGATATCCAACTGTTTTTTCTCCTTTTGAATACGGCGGAGAAAAGCATAATGAATGATTTGAGTAAAATATGCAAAAGGATTTGATGACTTTTCTGGATCAAAATTATGAATGTACTGAACACAATTTTCAACACCATCCGAAATCATATCATCCCGAAACATATAGTTTACAAAATTCGGTTTGTATGACAGGTGTGTAGCGATCTTGAGAAAACACTCACCCAAGTAATTTGTAATACGTGGTTTAGGAAGTCCTGCTTCCTTAGATCTAAAACAAGATTGTCTATAAATAACCAGAGCTTCTAAAAACTCTTTATTGTTAACGTAATGTTCTGACTTTTTCTTTGGCATGACATTGGTATCCACTATTATAAGATGTCTTTATTATAACACAGTTACGGCACTTGACAAGATGTAAAAATGTGTGTAGACTACCTTTGTCCCGGTTGAAAGATGGGGTTTAGCTTTCTTTATTATCTTTAAGGTCAGATTTAAAAATATTTTCCAAATAATTTCTAGCATCTTCTACTGAAGAAATATATCCCATTTTATCAGATATTTTCACTTCTCCAGTAGATTTCTTCATTTGAAGAAATTGATTATGATCATCGGTAGAGTCATTTATATATCGATGATAAATTTTGATTAGGTTTTTATTTTTAGTTTCTGTTATAGTAAGCATCTTATCCAACTTTATCACAAAAATATCTTCATCTGGAAGTTCCATCCATGGTTTGACTTTTAAGTACATACCACTTCCATTTGAAATCTGTTTAATGATAATTGGATTTTGTAGTAAAACGACAGGATCTCCATCATTCTCATCCACAGAAACCAATGAGAATATCTCCTCTCCTGATACTAGTTTAATAATTGCGTAAAACTCTTCTCCCATTAGTTCTTAAGCGGTATGTTTACAATATCATAATTAAAATTTTCTTCGTTATAGACTTTGATTCTTTCGATTAGATGATTGAGTGTATAATTTTTTCTTGACTTATAACTGATATCATCGGCAATATCATATAGAGTTGCTTTAGTCTTATTATCGCCCTTTCTTAAGACTCTACCAATTGATTGAAGATTTCTAATTCTTGACTTCGATGGTGAAGCAAAGATAACATTGTGTAAGTTTTTAATATTAATACCAGTAGAAAAAGTTCCGTAAGATGCAACAATAATTGCGTTATTTTCTTTTTCGGTGATTTCTCTGACTTTTTCTCGGTCTTCTGTAGCTACACCACCATGCACAAAGAACACATGACGATCTTCACTGACATTCTTATTTATCAGTTCATACAAAGGTTGTCCGTGACCTTCTACTCTTGAGAAGAGGATGAGAGTGTTACCTTTGAGGTCAAGGGCAAGATTACGGATAAACTTATTACGTCTTTCGTGATTGATAATATACTGAACCTCATCCTCAAAAGTCTCAAACTTATTTGGTGGGTGTTTCAATAGCAGTATATTAATATCTAATTTGGCAACGTGACCTTTCTGCATCAGTTCCTCTGTTCTGATGATCTTGTAAGAAGGACCAAATAAACCTTCTAGAACCCATTTGTGTGTTTGTGTTCCGTCAAGAGTTCCTGTAAATCCGTAACGAAATTTAGCATCTGAAAGTTTTGTCATTATAGATACTAATGACTTTGATTTAAACTGGTGTGCTTCATCTCCTACGACCACATTAAATCTTGAAAAGTATTGACGGGGAAGTTTGTAGATGGATTGCCAGGTAGTGATAATCACCTGAGAGTCCGTTTCTCTTTCTTTCCCTGCGTATATCTTGTGGCAGTATGAACCGACATCCCACCCATAATCAGCAAAATCTTTATACATTTGTTCTACAAGGGAAGTCGTTGGAACAACTATCAGAGTATTTTGTCCTTTCTCAACGTAATATCTCACAATCGCATATATCATCAACGACTTTCCAGAAGCAGTTGGAGATATCAACAACTTTCTATTGTGTCTTAAAGCGTCGTATACTCCCTCAACTTGGTACTCACGGGGAGCGTACTTGCAAATAGAAATCATATAATCCTTGACTCCTTCCTTTGAAATCATATCGTTGACTTCAAAGGGGAGACCATAGAACTTATTATTAGTAAACTCGTAGGTGTACTCGTGGTTTTCACAGAAACGGGTCAGTTTATCTAAAAGACCAACATAGATCTCGCCAGTTTGGGTATTAAATAAACGAATCTTTCCATCCCAGTGTCTGTTACGGAACTGGGGCATAAACTTGGCACCTGGTACGTCAAACGTAAACTGATCTGCAAGTTCATAGTAGACGTGCGGTTCTGCTTTTACCTGAAGATATACCTCATTCTTTTTCGATATAACCAAGTGTGACATAAGTTCATATCAATACAAAAATATTTATTGACATAAAAAAGGGGGTCAATTGAACCCCGCTTGGAACCGATGCCACTCAATAGCATTTTTTATTTGATAAGTTCTATTAGAAATTGTTCTGATAACTTCTTCAAGAAATTTAAGCATAATGTCATAATACCTGATCTTGAGATCAATTTTATTCAACCTCTCATCGGCATCCATATGCCTCTGTAAGGCATCTTTATCCCTAACCTTGTATGGGAAAGGTTCTTCCTCATACACCTCTATAGGTGCCTTTCCTGTGTAGTAGTTATACCGATCAAGTTTTACCTTGCTATGTGTCTCTCTTGCCTTTTCACGTAACAAGGTGATTGTATTGTAAATTGTATAATACTTTGCGTGTAGTTGAGGAATTTTTAAAGATTCATCGTGTAGGTTATCAGGATCAATGACAGAATCTCTCTGCCACATCTCCTGAATTTCATCAAGATTCATAAGGGATTTCCGTTCATATCAACAATATTATACACAGTATACTTGAAAGTGACTTCTGCTGTAAAGTACTGAATGTCTGTAACGCTGGCATCAAATTCCAAAGAAGTTAATGAAGTTGGATATAAATCTTGAAATTTTACGTTTGCAACAGGATTGTAGTTTGAATTTAGAATACTTAAGGATCCATCGCTATATTGCTCATTCAAATCTCTAAGACCATCTCGATTTGTAACTTGCTCTTTAAATTGTGCTGGAGTTTCTGGAAATCCCAGTCCAGTTAACCAATTATGAATTGCCATATAGTTTTCAAGATTTTCATCGACAAGAAATCTTAAACTAAAATCGCCATAAGTCAATTTTTCTCCAGGAATATCAATATTTTTTAAATATGTTGTTTGAATTGCTGTCCCAAGAATAATCTCTGGTATTCTTGTTGAATTGCAAAAAAATGAAACCTTTGGATATTTCACCAAACTAAATTTAAATCCTACAGGAGATAGAAAATTTCTATTCTGTATTTGATTGCTAAATGCTGATGCCATTAGATCACTTTAATTGTTGAACTGTCTGTAAACTAAACTTAATTGGTTGTAGTTTTTTGCCTTCTCCAGATCTAGCTGCGTTTAATGCTGCTTGAGATTTTTGATCTAAAGGTATTGTTTGTCTTGCATTTACTGGGCGATATTCTGCTTCTAAAATGAATTGCTTAAAAGTTTTCATTTTTTTATTTCTATTTAGATAAAAAAAAGAGGGTCCGAAGACCCTCTGATATGGAATTGTAATCTCGTGATCACATGAGGTTTGCAACCTTGACTCTTCTGTAGTAAACGTTTGAGTTTCTCTCCAGAACACCAGGATTGGTGAGGGTAGCACCTTTTGCGAATGGATTGGCAACAATTCCATAACGGGTCTTGAAGCCAATTTTTGGCTGGAAGGTGTTCTCGCCAACGGCACGTACCATCTGTAGAGGTACATATGGGCAGTAGAAGATACCAGCGTCATAAGGTGAAGAACCCTTGTAACCAACAACGTAGTACTGGTTAGCTGAAACGTTAGCAGCGTATGGGTCGATGTATACGCGGAACTTACCAGCAAGAACACCAGCGAAGGTGTTACCAGTGTCATCAACGTTGAGGTTAGCGTTGAGTGCAGGGGTGTAGTCAAGAACACCAGCCATGGTCAGTGCTGAAGCAACGTCTGCAGAGCACATGATCATGTTGCCCTTCCCTCTACGAGTTCTTTGTGCGATTGCGTTGGCATCGCGCTCGATTTGGAAGATTAGACCCTTGAACTTCTCAACTGACCAACGACCATTGGAGTCAACGTCGAGGTCGAAGGTACCAGCGGTTGCGGTGTTAACGGTAGCACCCGTTTCTGCAACGTTATAGATGGTACGAATAACTTCGCGGTTGATTTCAGCAAGAATCTCGCTTGAAAGAATGTTAGCGAGTTCTGCTTCTGCATTCAGACCATGAATTGCCTTCAGGTCTTGTGCAAGCTCAAGGCTGTACTCTGCCTTCAGAGCACGTGACTTAGCGGTAACGGTGACTTTCTCGATCGAGAATGCCATCTCGTTGAATGCACCACCAGCCTGAGTGCCGAGATCTTCTGCGTCATCGGTACGCATACCTTGACCTACGTTGTAGGTAGTACCGGTTGCGCTAGCGATTGGGTTGAGCAGACCAGGATTGGTTCCTTGCTGAGCAGTGGTACCAAGACCAACAGCAGAATCGGTGAATCCATCGGTAAGACCCAGAGCAGCATTCTGACCAGAGAATGCGGTATCTACTTCGTTGTAGAATGCTTCGGATCCAGATTGGTTGGTGTAACGTGAACGCATCGCAAAGATGAGTCCAGTTGGTCCGTTCATTGGTTGAACACCTGCGAGGTCATAAGCGACCAGGTTAGGCATTGAACGACGGATCAGGCTGATTAGAACAGGGTCAAAACCAGCTACAGGTGATGAAGCACCACCACTGAAACCAGGGGTTCCAGTTGTTTGAGTATTTACGGTTGGAGCTTCGTATAGAAACTCACGCTCTTCACGAAGAGCTCTTTCTTGGTTCTCCAGGAGAACGGCAGTTACCATTCTACGATGTGAATCTTTGATTGGATCAAGACCTTCGTAGTCTAGGAGTGGTGCCCACTTCTCCTGCAGATGTTCTTGGTTGAACATTTGCATTGTTTTTACCTCTTTGGAAAATTTAGTTTGAACTTATAATCTAAAAATCACTTTTTAGAAACTCTATTCAGAGTCTGAAGATATGACTCCATCAGACCAGAAACTGGAGCTGATTGATCAGTTGTTCCTTCAGAGATGTTCTCTGAATGATCTCTTTGAGTACCAGTTTTTGATGGGAAATACGATTCCCTCAATGTTACTAGCTTCTCACGATAGTCTGNNNGATTGTTACATAATGATCTTCAAAAAGACCCTTCATTCCTTGTAGGAATGATTCGGTCATTTCAGTCTTAAGACCGTGCTCAACTGCGAGTTCGTTCTCTTGAATCCACTCATCAGCAACATACTCAAGGTATGCATCAAGTCTACCGGTTAACTCTTCTCTAATTGATTGAACTTGCTCAACTAGAGACTCTTCATATGAAGATTGAAGTTGCTCTTTGATTTCAGCAACTCTTGTTTTGATTGCTGCTTCAAAGATAGTGCGTGCTTTCTCTTGGAATTCTTCGGAAAGCTCTTCACCTTCGAGGAGAGCATTGACATCTTCTTCGATGTCAAACTCTTCCTTCATTTCATCCTCATCTTCTTCTTCTTCTTCTTTTTTGGCTTTTTTCTTGCCTTTCTCTTCTTCTTTTTCGTCTTCGTCGGCAGCCTCAGCGACTACTTCCTCATCTGCTTCTAGTTCTTCTTCATCAACTAGTTCTTCCTCTTCGTCAGTCTCTTCCTTGACTGCTCCACCGGCAAGTTTTGCCATAGGATCAGCAGCCTTTGCACCCTTGTTGACTACATTCTTGACTTGAGCAAGAGTTTTGCCAGGAGTGCCAAGTTTCGCTGAGTCATCAGTTGACTTGTAATTTTCTGGAGTAGGACCGCCCAGATCTTCCCAACTTCCAGTTTGACCATCAGGAATACCTGTGGTTAACTTGTGCATTGGTTCGGCAGCTGCAGCCCCTTTGGTTACTACGTTTTCCATTTCTTGTAAATTTCTACCAACGGACATTTGTTTAGATATTTAGATATAATCTATATTTATTTATAAATTATAGATTTGAAAGGAACTCATTAAATAAATTTAACTTATGCTCTTCAAGTCTTTTTTGGTCGATAAGAGTATTAATTCTTCTTTGAGTTTTTTCTGCGAGTTGTTCACGAAGAATTCCTCCTTCCCAAACCCACTCTTTACCTTCCATAATTCCTGAAACAAAAGCATCAGGTGCAGAAGGATCGGCAACGATATCAGCAGCAGTTGCTAGCATGAAATCTTCGCCAACAATTTTATGACCCTCATTGGTCATCTTGAGTGATCCAACACCACGAGAAGAAACACCTAAAGTTACACCCTCTTTAATCAGAGATTCTGCAATCTTACCCATTGGGGTCGATAAAATTTGTGCTTTGCCGATAAAGTTATTTCCCTCACAAGTGAGAGAAACAATTTTATGTGAAACACGATCGAGGTTGACTGTTGGACCATCTGGGTGTCCAAGTTCACCAAGAGCACGACCTTTTTGAATAAAGCTTTCATCATATCTCTTCACCTCACGGGAAAGAGTGTCCATAGGATACATTCTTCCATTTCTGTTAGTAATGTTTCCCTGAAGGAATACGCCTTCAATGTAGCACTTTTTAGCAGAACCTTTGCCTTCTACAATAAATTCTACTTTTTGAATTTCTTCTGTGATGAGTTTCATTTTAGTTTGTGAACGCTACTTTATTTGCTTTGATTGCAGATGTTGACCAAATAACGTCGGATGCTGATTTTGCTAAAAATTCAACAGATCCAGCTGGAATTTCAAAATAATTAGTTGATGCTGCTCCAACTAAGGTACTCACACCAACTGTTACAATTCCTGCAGTATTGTTATACAACCGAACGCAAGTTGCATCACTAATGCTAGTGGCTGCACCGGCAGTTGCTCCAGTATTTACTTGCGTCGCTACGATTTTCGTGATCATCATTCTTCCTCGGATTCTTCTTCAGATGATTCATTTTCACCAAACATTGCTGATGCGACAACAGGACGGAGTGAATCAACTCTCTCCGCTGCTTTTGCAAATAGAACTTCTTTAATCCTGTCAGAAATATCTGAAGGTGAAGCATCCGTTGCAATCAAATCGATGACATCTTCCATAAAAATTTTAATATAGTTATACGACTATTTATATCTCAGCCTTTTTGGTATCTTTTTGTACCTGAGCATCAGTGATTCCAGCATCCTTATTTACATCTGGTTCTTGAGGAACATCACCCATTAAACCGGGGTCTCCTCCTGCTGGAATGGGTGCTCCAGTTATTGGATCAACTGCATTTGGATCTGGAATGATGCCATCTTTAATTTCTTTCTTGATTCGCTCATCAATTTCGATGATTTCAGAATCAGTTTGACGTAGAACTTTTCTACGAACATAGTCCACTGAGAAATATTTGCCAATATATGGTTCCATTGTTGCGAGAAGACCTAGGCGATCATTCATTAATTCGCTTTCTTTTAGTTCCGCAAACTGGTTATCATACAAGAAATCATATTGAATATGATCGCTAATAACTTCCCAATCCTCAGGAGTGACAATATTTTTGAGAATCAATTGCGTTCTCAACATGTCATTAAAAAGATTAGCAAAACGCTTTCTTAAACGTCCAACAAATTTAGAGAATTTTAATTCATCGCGGAGAATCTCTGATGATCGTCCAAGATTAAAACCACCATCATTAGCAATTCTAGACTCTGGAACGCCAAGTGCTCTATAAAGTTTTTTCTGAAAATATTCTACGTCAGATAATTCTCCAAGATTTTGTCCACCAGGAAGAGTTGTGATTTCAGTTCCTCTACCACCTTCTCTTCTAGGAAGCCAGAAGTCTTCAAGCATACTCATATATTTGCGATCATCTCTGACCTCACCAGTACTTGCATCGTAAACTAATTTGTTACGATAGCGACTCATTACTTCACGAAGGTATTGCTCCGCTTTTACTTTAGGAAGATTACCCACATCAATGTAGAAAATTCTTCTTTCTGGTGCTCTCGATAATCTGTAAATAACAAGAGAATCCTCAATCATTCTTAATTGATTGAGGGCTTTAATTGCTTTATGAAGGTATGAAAGTACAGTTCCTTTATTCCTATCAATTAATCCAGAACTGCAATATGTAACTGAATCTTTTGCAATTTTGACAGAACCTTTGGAGTTTGATCCACCAGCAATCATACCCACTGGATATTGTGGTGTAGGTGTATACAGAAAATACTCTTCAAAATCTGGTTGATAAATTGATTTTGGATCTCTAGAAGAATCTAGAGCATTGCTGATTGGAATCTTATTTTGTTTTTTCTCTTGACGCACATACTTAATTTTCATGGGATCAATATACCTAACTTCTTTGATCCCATCCTGTGGTTTATTGACATCAATAACTTTCAGATAAAAAAGTCTACCATCGACGTACCAGTTTCTGAACATCTCATGGCATTTTTTATCAAAGTCCAAAATTTCTTTGATATATTTAAATTCTTCTCTTATTTTTGATTTTAACTTATCACTTGCATTTACATTTGATAGTTCGATTTCAACTGGTGAATCATAAAGATCACTTACAATTGCTTCATTAACAACATCTTCAATGGCATTATCACACTCTGGGTGTAATGCCATTTCTCTGTATCTTTTGATTAGATCGTGTTCTGTTCTATAGACTCCTTCAATGTCTACATATTGTCCATAAAAACCACTAGCAATATAATTATCAACCCCGTCCTCATTGGTTTGAGGAACGGGGGACATTACAGATTTAGGATTTTTTTGGGAGTCTTCAATAGAAAATCCAAAAAGTTTTGCCATCTTATAAATTAGAACCGTTTATTCTACTATTTATCAGTTAATATCTGTGCCACCTGCAGCAGGACTATCTCCAACAAGTGCTTCCCACCACTGAACTTGGAATTCTACTGTAAATTCCTCAATGGTATCTGTGGTGTCATAAGACACATCAATTTGAGAAACATTGGTTGGGAAAATATCGTAGAACTTGTATCTTCTCAATACTGATCCGTCACGATCAAGTTGAGCAACTTCGGCTGGGGCAACATATGATGTTGGATCGGTTAAACCTTCAGCAGTTTGAACATTATTAATTTGGTTCATCCAGTTCTCAAATGCACTTCTTAATTCAAAGTTAGTGTCATTCAGAACTGTAACTGTCCATGTATCAAATGTTCTGTCACCAGCAACTTTAAGAGTTCTACCTCTAAAGTTTACATCGATTGGTGTAACGTTTGATGCTGGGAGAGCGGCAGACTTAACCAAAAAGTTTGTGATGTCATTGTTAGCACCTGATGGTCCACCTATTAGGGATGGAAATCCAATGTTAACTTCAAAGAGATTGCTTCTGGCACCACCGCCTCTTAGCCTAGCTTTAAAATCTGAAATTGTTCTTAATGCCATTGTTAGATACCTCTAAAATTAAACGGTTCCAATGATTTCTTCGAATGAGACACCAGATCTGGTGGCAATGAATGTTAGACCAATAAAGTTGATTGATCTTGCTGGTTTGATAAAGATATCAGCAACAAATTCATTGTTGTCGATCACAGCAGCAGTATTATTTGTTTCATCACAAATCAGTCTGTACTCTTGGATTCCTCTCTTCGCTTGAACATCACGTAGGAAAGGATCTACAATATTTACAAAGTTTGCTCTCGTAGTTGCATCGTTAAATTCAAATAGTTGATCTTTTGCAGCAGCCGAGATTGCATCTTCGAGATAGATGAAGAGTCTGCGAACGTTGATTCTATCAAATGCAGATGATTTTGCGAGTGCAGTCTTATCGCCAAATAGTACAATTCCAGCACCAGGTGAGAAGATTACTGAGTTAACTCTGTTTGAATAGAGTTTGTCTCTCTGAGACTTGCTTGGATTATATGCAAGTTTAACCGCATTTAAGATAGCACCTCTTGAAGTTCCTGCAGGTGAGAACCATGGGAAGTTATTTGCGTCATTTCTAGCGCATAAACCAGCGATGTCTCCATTAATTGGTACATATCTGAAAGTATCTGCGAATTTATCGTACATGTACTTATATCCGCTATCAAACACTGCATATGATGAGGATGCTACTGGTGAATAGAAACTAATTACGTTTGTTGTGATTGTTTCTGGTGCGTTTACTGTTACGGTACCCACTGAAGTATCGTTTAAGAAACCTAATCTATATGGTGAGATGAATGCGATAGCATCCTTTCTTAATTCAGCAACCGAAATAAGTTTATTTGCGATTGCCTGGCAGGTTTCTTTGGCATAATTTGCAGATCCCATTAGGAGATAATCAACATTATATTGCTCAGTATTTTCAAATAACTCATATCCAGTGACAATGTTTGCTAAAGTGGCAGTCATTGCTCCAGATGTGGAAATCGTAGATGCTCCGTTATAATCCTTGCCACCATCTAATGAATATGATGCATTACCAACACATGCAAAAGTAACATTTGTCGAAGCTTGATCCCAACCACCATTCGCTAAAGGAGTTAGTGTATTTGCAGCAAATCCTGTGGTTGTTAATCCAGAAGGAGCTCCGCCAGCATAAATGTAATTTGATCCCGTTGCAATATACTTTCTCCAATAAGAAGAACTACCTACAGAGAATTCTGAATCTTTTGCTTTTGAAAGTCCAATATGCTTCTCTAAGATACTACCAGCATTTCCAGTGATAGTGCCCTTATCATCAATTACAACAACATGAACTTCGTCAAATCTCGAATTTCTTTCTGTAGCGTACTCAGAAGTTGCTGGTCTATTTGCAAGATTAGTCCAGGATAGAGAAGATCCATTGGATAATGCAATTGTTTGTGCATCAAACCAATCAGCAGCTGAAGATGCAGTACGGCTTGTTACTAAACCTCCGGCTGTGCTAATTGCTACTGCAGTTCCTGAAGCAAATGTGTAAACACCAGATGGTTGATAATCAACTGGAGTTTCTGTTCCTGCAGTAGAAACATGGGCTAAAATCTTAACTGCAATTTGAGTTGTGCTTAATCCTGCAACAGCAGTTCCAACTCCCGTTATGATACCTTTTAAATGACCTGTTAAAGTTGTTGTGGTACCAGATCCTGGAACTACAGCAGATAATGCTTGGGTAATACCCATGCCAACTGTGATGTTTGCTGTGGTAACACCAAGAATTTGATCTGCAAATCCATCAATCAAGCAAACTTTAACTCCGTTTGCCCAAGATCCAGGATTACGTGATGCAAGAGTAACACCAGCAATTGTGCTATCTTCATAACCTAGATTGTAATACTCTTCAAGGTTACGAATCTTAATGCTGGATGCTGATCCTACAAAGGCATTCTTTAGATCTGTGCTATCTGCTCTAACAACTTGCAACGATCCACCATATGCAAGATATGATGATGCAACCAACCAATGCTCATAATGCTTATCTGTTGACGCTGGTTCTCCGAAGTTGGCTAATAGATCGGACTCATTCTCTACTATTACTGGGAGATTGATTGGTCCTCTTGCAAATGGTGCAACGATTGCCCCAATACCATCTGCGGTTGGATCAATTCTACCAACAGTTAAATCAACCTCTCTTACTACAAGTCCAGGAGATGCTAAATTTAGCGGCATCTTTGTTCTCCGTCTAGTTCAGAATTATTCTAGAAATATTTATTAAAAAGGTTACTTTCATTGGGGAAATGATGCGTGAACACTCACCAATCTGGATATTGATAGTCCAATGTATTTTCAACTTTATTTCTAGAACTTGTAATTCTTTCTATAGTGCAACTTTTGCACTCATATGAATATGATGACGGAAGAGATCCTCTATCTTTTCTTGTTAGATAATAATCTTCAATCAAATTTTTTATTTTTCCACATACCCTACATTTCCTTTCAAAAAATAATAAATGCTCTAATTCTAATTCTTTATCTAAATCCATTAATGGTATTCCCACATGTATGATCTATCACCATATTCATCCGTATACCATCTATCACCAGAATTATCTACAAAACTTTCCCCCCCATCAAGTCCATCAGCAATGAATCCAAATGGTGCCATGTCCTGTTCAATTTGATTTTTTTGTTCTTCATAAATTCTCTTACGAACATCATTGTCCGTCATTTCTTTAAAATAATCTTGAGCAACCAACCAAGAAAAGATAACAAGACACATTGCTAAGTCATCATTACATCCTTCTTCGGCTTCAAATGAATTATGCTTTTGTGCAAACGTAGTTAATTCTGCAATAATTTCGTAATCTACTGTAAGTAACTTATCATCTTCCAATAGAGTCTTTAAATTCGAGCATCCCAACTTTTTAACTGCAGCAGTCATTCTGACTCCAAGTTGAGACTTTTTACCACTAAAACCTGAACCAACAATCTGACCTGCACGACCTCTCATTGCACACATCAGAACATTATCATACTCAAGATCAAAGTGAAGAATGCTTGCGACTTGATCTCCAATATCATTAACCTCAATTAATAACCAAGCATCATTATATCCTTTTGCTACTTCATGAATTACACTTGGAAATAGCATCGGTTTAATTTCATTGTTTCTATACTTTGCTACAACTTTATATGGGAAGTTAGTAATATCAAAAACAATAAATGCCGAATAGTCATTACCAAGTCCACGAGCAACGTCTACAGTGATTAGATAGTTATTTTCCTCTTTTGGGTGCTCATATACGTCTAATCCAGCATTTCGTTTAATTGGATCCTCATAAACTAAATTTCTGAGTTTTGATGGATTGATAAGAGTGTTAACTGATCCTAAAAATTCACACTCAAACTCAACTTTGAACTGCTGTTCTGAGGTGTTAGCAATCGTCTGCTCCTTCCATGCAGTGTCCCTTCCGGGCACTTCTGACCAATGAACGTCTGTTGGTACATATTCGTTCTTACCACGCTCTGAGTCGTGCCACATGCGGTAGAAGTGGTTCATACCCCGTGGCGTGGATACGATGATTACCTTCGTGCTTTGTCCAGAAGAAATAGTAGGATAAACAGAGGCAAAGAAGTCATCAGCAATGTGATTCGGGATGAAAGCGAACTAAGATCCTTTGTTCCATGATATAATACCTTGTTGCATCCACTTAGGTAAATTTTCATAAGCAAGTTGTAATCTTTGAAGTAGATCTCTTGCCGTGGATGCTTTGTTTGCTAGAATAGCTATATTAACATTGTCGTTGAATACAGCATAATGTAACAAATATGAAACACAAGTCGTAGATTTACCTGTCTGACGAGGCATCTTACAGATATTAAATCTATTCTCGTGGAAGTTCTTTACAAGTTTCTCTTGAAATGGATACATCTCAAAAGGAACCAGACCGTGATCCAGAGAAACGATCTTAATATAATTCTTTGCGAAATATACAGGGTCTTCTTTACATTTTAAGAACTCAATAATCTGTTCTTCTGTAAATTCAATTTGTGTATTTGCTTTTTTTAAATTCGGATTACCAAGATAAACTTCACTCATAAAAATTACCTCTGTTCAATCCAGTTCAGAACCGCAAGTGCTGCTTTGTTAGTATTAGGACTTGCACAAACAAGAGTATAAGTATCACTGATTGTTCCAATACCACTTCTACCCAACTGAAGTGCTGCTTTAACATCAAGATCAACTAATGACCCACCACCAGCAATCACAAAACCACTCAAAAGATCAGTTCCACCAGATACTGCTGTTTGAGTTATATTATACTGCATAAAGGAGTTTGGATCTGGATGATCTACCCAAGTCCCCCCAGTCAGTGTTGCATTCTCAAGAAGTTTCCAATACACATTCGTATTATCATTGGTTGCTGCCTGTAATGATCTCAAAAGCATCACACCAGTTAGGTTATTAGATTTGAGACGAAGACTTATAATTGGATAAAATGTATTTGCCG